TTTCATCGACCTTGGGTTGCCCCGTAGGTGTAAACTCTTTTGGCTTCCAACCAAACTGCTGTAGGTATTCACCTATCTGCTGTCTTGATCCTAGCTTAAAAGGTTCTTCTGATTCTCTAACAACTGTACCTGATTGTCCTTTATTAAATATATCATACTCATCGTCAGTCAATCGAGTTTGTTTACCTTTGGTGTCAAGCCCCATCTTACGTAGCACTCCGTCCTTAGTGTGCTGTGGGTAGATAACTCGCCTGTCAATTCTAGGTTTAAAAGTTTTATGTACCTCCTTCTCAGTAACTTTAATTTCTTTTTCAAACTCTTCGAGTAGTTTCTGAGCAAGTGTTACGTCCAACATAAACCCATGCTCACGTTGGTCGGTAATTACTTTATAAGTATCTCGCTCAAGGTTAACGCTCTCTGACGTAAAGCCCTTACTCTCACGCTTTAATTCAGAATAAACTTTATAGTTTAGTTTAACATCATTAGCACAATACTTCATCATCTCGTCAGAATATTTATCATACTCACTAAAGTCTATCTTTGGAAACCCAAGCTTGTAACCCCACGCTTCTAAACTATGTGAAGCACGTACTGGATTAAACAATCGTGACAACACCAGTGTATCTACAATCTTTTTGTCAGCTAGATTAACACGATATAGTTTTTTAATTACAGGAATATCAAAGCCAATGATGTTATGTCCGATAAGCTTATCAGCTCCCATTAAATAACCAATACCGTTACTGATATTATTTACATCAAAGTTTTTTTGTTCCTCCGTATCTACATCAATAGCAGATATGCAGAATATTTTTGACGGGTCAAGCCCATCTGTTTCAATATCAAATACTAAGTTCATAGTTCTATCTCTGTGTCATCTTGTGGAAATGTCTCACCTAGTCTACCAGTTTCGCGGTCATAAAGCAAGTGCGTTGCCATACCTACGTCACCAGTATACCTAGACTTTAACACTCTCATGTGTGTCGTATTGGCCTCGTCTGGGTCATCAGACTGTTGGTCACGCTCTAATGCAATAACACAGTCAGATAACTGAGCAATACTTTGTGACCCTCGCAAGTGCGATAAGCTCACTGAGATTCCATTCTCATGTCCACGATTACCATCAACCCTACGTAAGTGACTTACTAATATAAGACCTGCTCCAGTTTCTTCTACGATACTACGAAGCCTTGTCATAATATTATCTATTGCCCTACGCTCATCGCCATCAGACATTGCAGATACCAGCATATGTAAGTGGTCTACGACTACCCATTTACATGAGCAACCAATAATCAAAAACCTAAGCTTACTGAATATCTCATCGATGTCAGTGATACCAAAGTGACTGTGAATCCATACGCGGTCTTTGTTCTTACCAGCGTACACGTTATCAAAGAAAGTATTTAATTGTTCTTCAGTGTACTCTTCTCGAACTTGGTCGATATACAATCGAGCATTAGCTTCAATCGAAAGTATACCGTCTACAGTACGCCTCCAATCCTCCTCCAATGCGATGATACCTACGTTGTCTTTGGTGTTGGTAATAAGCCAATGCTCAAGCTCTCGCGTGACAGAAGACTTACCTAGCCCTGTGCCGCCCGTCAATGTCATAAGCTCACCACGCCTTAGCCCATGTAACTTTTTATTTAAACCTTCCCACGGGTAAGGAACACTGTCTCGTCTTTCACGATTATTAAAATCATTTTTCTTTTCGGAAATATTCAGTACGCCTGATGGTGTATAGAGCTTCGCACTCCACCACGTATCCACATAGGATTGCTTACGTCCTGCCTTAAGCATATCGTTAGCATCTTTGAAGTCATCAGGCAACGCAAGAATCTTAGCCTTTCCCGGAGTAAGTAACCTTGCTACTTTCTTGGCGGCTTCTATTCCTGCTTTGTCGTTATCAAAGTTAATAACTACGCAGTCAAACTTTTCAAGAAACTCAATCGAGTTCTTAACATCCCGTGCCGCACCTGCCGCACCAGACTTGACACTTACTACAGGCCACTTAGAACCTAACATTTCGTAGGCGGCCATTGCATCACATTCACCTTCGACAAGTGTAATAAACTTTCCAGAGTCTCTGAATGTAGATTGGCCGAACAGACCTGTACCCTGTGAGTTACCTCGCCATGTAAAATGTTTACCGTCCTCTCTAACTTTGTAGGCTGTAACCTCAGCCGCTACGCAGTACGGATAAAAATGTCGTATTACTTTTCCTTCCTTGTTTGTAATACATTTCACGTTATATTTTTTTGCTGTGGCTAATGAGATACCACGGTCGTTGAGAGCAATGAAGCTCCCTTCAATTTCGTTCACGCTGTTTGTTCGATGTACTTTAATGTCTTCGATGTTGCCTCCCTTATCATAGTTTGCAATTCTTGTACTGCAACTAAAGCAATAAGCCGAACCATCTTCGTTGATAGAACAAGCATCACTTGAGTCACATACTGGACACGGCTGATGGAATTTTACAAAAGCCATTCGTACCTCCTGTAATTAAAATTGTGGGGCAGTTTAACGACATACCCCAAAGGTCAACTTTATTTTAAAGTACACCTCCTTCTACGGATTCATCCACCAACATTTCATCCGTAAGTTGTTCTCGTATTCGAGAATTAAAAGTAATTGAGGCTGCTTGAAGCACCGCAATTTGCTTGTGTAGCGTTTCTATTTCAACGTGAAGCTGTGCAACCTGATTGAAGTATGCCTTACCCTCATCAATAAATTTATTGGGGTCGTAAGTCTTATCTTCATACTTATAACTTACACTCATAACTCATCAACCTCCGCTTCTTCAACTACGGAATCAAACTCATCACCATCACCTGAGCTGTACTGTACGAGGTCAATAACCTGTACGGCCTGTAGCTCAAGACCTTTGAAGTCCTGTCCGTTACGTGTCATCTCCCACGGTCTAGCCTGTACCTTTACCTTAGACCCATTACCTACAAGACAGTCCATCTCATTCTTGTTTCTGTCGAGTAGCTTTGGAGCTTTACGCACCATACCATTCGGGCCATTGACATTACGTTTGATTGTAATGGTCGGGCCTTCTTCCTTATCGAACTTCACATTGAACCCCTCTTTCTTGAGAGACTGTGCAGTATCGTTATCTACTACCAAGTCAATCGAATACTTAGGTTCAAACCTAGTATTTGGAGTAGTGATGTTAGCCCACATTGCAGTACCTTCATAAACCATATTTATTTCTCCTATGTGTCGGTTAAAAAGATGTGCCTATCTTAGCACAACAGGAAGCTTTTGTCAACCCCTGTCTACTAAATAATTTATATAATCTGTAATCATAGTGTAGCAGTACGTGTCATCAATGTACTGGTTCTCGTTCTCAAGTAAATCTTCTTTGTATCTTTTACTTACAAAGTTTATAAACAGTTCCTTAGCCCTATCGTTAGGGCATTTAACGCCAAGACTCAAACCAAATATCCTTGCCCACATATCCTCTGCAATGTACTCGATGTTTTTATTTAAGTCTCGCAGGTTCATAATGTCTTCAGGAAGTTCCATTGTATCTCTCCATAAGTCTGTCAAATTCTAGTGTGGTTAATATATCAATCTCATCATCATCCAAGACTGTACCTTGTGCTTTCAGGTTCTCGGCTTTTACCATAGCGTTGTCAATAGCTTGGTCAACTGCCCAATCTTTAAATAAACTACTCATGCTGCTACCTCCATAAATCTAGGTGTGGGTCTGTCAGTCCATTTTGCAAAAGACTTTTTGTATTGTACATAATAGTTACGGTATGCGTCAATAGCATTGTCAGCTTTGACATCATCAGGCATACACTGTGGCATCTCTGTCAGCCCTGCGTACCAATCAATATTGTAAGGAAACAAAGTTAAATAATACCGTAGCTTTTTAAAAGTCTTGTGTACTTTTTTGTAGCGATACTTGTACTCTAAACTTAAATCATACCATAAGTTAGAAAGATATCTGTAGTTGGCTCTGGACTCTCGTACCCATATCGCACTTGGATGGTTTACAAAGCTCGCTTTATATAAATCATTTTCCCAGTCAACGTCATTAAGTCTCCAGCGTTTTATTCTACGCCCACTACTGCTGTCGATGTACTGCTCCCCATCAAGCACACGATGTGCTGTGCTGAGAAGCTGTGCGTACTCGACAATCATTTTTACAACGTGCTTGTCACAGTGCATCTTTGCACACACCCGAGGTTCTTTGTTTAAATAAAATATGTTCATGCTATCTCCTACGATATATTCTGTAACGCCCAATGTGTCATGTCTTTACCTTCAAGCACATCCTGTTCGTAGCGTTTGATTATTCTTAACTTAGCAAATATTTCTTCATCGGTCAAGGCACTGGAAGCATTTCCGTATATACCTATTTCGTTCTTATCGAATAGTATTTCTATAACATCTTGCCTAAACTTTTTAAGCGGTAAGTGTTCCTGCGTAATAAAAGTATTTAAGAGTTTCGACATTTCTTTAATCTCCTCGTAGTTTTGTAATCAATAATCTTCATTGTTATTTTAAATCTAAGTAAACTGTACCGTAAAGGTAACATAGAAAACCACCAGTTCAAATCCGATAATAACCTCGCAAGTTTAAGCAACATTTTGTACCTCCATGTCTAGTCCAAATTGTTCTGCGTATGCTGTAAGTATAACATAATCTAAATAAATTTCAAGGGCAACGTACACATACCTTTCATTTACGTTTCGCTTACCTGCATACTGGTAAATCTGTGACGGTCGATTCCAACCACCATTATTATACAGGTCGTAGTACGCATTACACACTACTCTGTAATGCTCTAAGTGTCTGTTCTTACGAGGGTTTTTAACCCTACCAGAAGCAGGTAGCAACTTCGCAAGCTTACTTGCATAACACTCATGCCTACCATCACCATGCCAGTAACTAGCGACAGGTAATGCTTGTTGGCTTGAGTGCGATGAATCCATAAGCTCACCGTCATACTTACGTACTGCATCACTGTTCATGTTCCAAAATTTTTCACTTCTATTCAATGTGTTTCTCCTTTAAAAGTAAGGGCAGTTTTATGAGATGCCCTAGCTCATACGAGGATTCTTACGCAACCTTCAACCATTCTTTAATCGCAGTCGTAGCTTGCTCAGTCCTACGCTTCTCAAGTGTAATCAAATTCTTAGACTTGGAAGGTGCGTGAGTAGACCAATCGGTAATCGCATTGTATACAGCCCACTGGTTAGCTCCAAAGTTAGGACGATACCTGTTGTTGTATACATCATACAAGTGAGACAAGGCTTTGTTCTTAACATTCACAGGCTTACCGTACTCTACAATGTCCTGTAGTAACTCATTGATATCGCCAGTATAGTTAGCGGCTAACGTAAAGGCTCTCGCTGTATCTATCCTACCTACTTCTTTACTGTACATACTGTGCCACAGGTCAATCTCATTCTCAAGTATGT